AACACTTTCAAAGATAAAATTAAGACGGGTTTCTTCGTCAGGACTTCGTTCAAAATTATCTAATCCTACTATACGATTAGGTTTTGTTTTCATTCTACTTTTATATCACCCTGTAAATGATTTTGCAACATTAGATACTTCTTGTGGATTTATTCCTTGTTCTTGCATATTTGCACCCATTTGCTGTAACTGTTGTCCTGCTTGAATCATTTCTTCATCTGACCTTATTAGTTCTTCAGGGACACCTAATTTTTTAGCAATAAACTTAGCCATATCTTGTTGCTTAATTAACAAATTAGTTATTTGTGGGCCAACTCTACCTTGAAGCATAGCAACAAATCTATCTATGGTAGCAACATCTTGTTGTTGTTGTGCCTGTGCAAGTGGCGAAGATGATCGTATTTTTATTTCTCTACCATTTACTGTTGGTATATTTATTCTTCCTTGTTTCTTTAAAATATATATTACTCTCTGTAACACGGGATTAACTAATTCTGCTTGAAGTCTACCAAATGCCGCTCCTATTTGACGAGAAAGGTCAGCCATTCTTTCTGCTACTTCTGTAGCTGACATAGGTGTTTTTTGATTAGGATTACCTAACATATCATTGTACAATGCTTTTTTAATATTTGTTCGCATATCCTTTACAACTAAATCAGATACTTGAAAATTACCTGCAGGTGCTATTGGAGTTAATCCACTACTACCTACTGCTTTTGGTATTATTGTTCCGGGAATTAATTGAATGTTATCAACATTAATAACACCATCATCTTCAACTTGATACATTCCTGATATGGCCATTTGGGCATTTTCTAATATTAATTCAATTACAAGATTGGCAGTTTTAATTGCAGGTAAAGCCATCTGAAGTGGGCCTCTTCCATATACTTCTCCTGCACATTTACTCCATCTATAAACAATAAATGGATTAGAACCTATTCCTTTAAATGTATCTGAAAACAATTCAGCATCATACATTTCTGAAATAACACAATATATATACTCTTCTTCTTTTTTATTCTCATAGTTTCTATATACAACTTCAACGACTTTACAATCTTTTTCAGGATTTTGACTCATTTCTTCTACCATTCTTTCAGGTAGTTTTGCTTTTGGATAAGCAATCATAATTTGTTTAAACTTAATATATCGCTCTCTAAATATATGATCTATCTTATCATCATAACCAGAATCTAATAATACTTGTGGTAAAGGTATTGATCTAAATCTTATTGGTTGTACAGCATCTCCTTCTTCTACAAGTAAGATACCTGTGCCAACAGCACAATCCAAAAATGTTTCGTGTACTTCTTGTGAAAAATTTGAGTTTTGTAATATTTCAAATATATATTCTGTTACTTGATCTAAATTTTCATTAACTTCTTTTTGTTGATCTTTTGGTATTTCTGTGCCTGAAGTTAAATCTGCCCATCTCGCATAGTTAGGAACAATGCCCGATTGTAAACGAGATGCAAATTCTTGCACTCCAACAACTGCTGTTTCATCAAATATAGATTCACTTCGTCTTTTAGCAATGCTTTCTGAATAGAAAGATTCTCTTTGTGGTAAAGCATATTCATAACAATCTTCAAATATAGGAGTCCATTGGTCTTTGATAGCTTTAGCTTTTCTATATCGTGCTAATAACTGTTTAACTTTAGATTCACTATAATCTATAGTTACTTGTGGTTTAACATCTACGACCATTTATACTCCGAGAGTATTTCTTGTTTGAATATCACCTTGTACCAAAAATCCTTGTCCGCCTTTTCTTCCAGATAATAAAGAGCGTCTACCTCTTTTACCTGATAAATCAGCAACAGATTGTTGATATGACTCTTCTTTTTGCTTTGCTTTTTCAGCTAAAGCGTCAGCACGAGCTTCTCTCCTCTGTTGCCTCATTGAGGCTTCATAAGGACTAGGTGGTGGTGGTGGTGGTGGTCTATATCCTCCTCCTCCTCCGCACATAGTTTACCTCCTTCTTTCATAAATGTTTTTAGGTTTAACATTAAAAACATTAAAATTTCTTTTTGCTATTATAGGTTTACTATATTTATTACCTGCCGTCAACGATCTCCCTTCTCCTGCACCTAACAATAAATATTGTAAGGCGTCGTGTATATGCGAAAATCTATTCTTATTTGGGCGTTCATCATAGCGTTCACCTGATACTTGAAGGCGTCTGTAGTGATATCCACCTGCAAAACCTCTGAGTAAATTTACACAGCTTTTATCAATAAGAATACCGGATTCGCCATCTACCATTCTATTAAGACAAGTAGCCACAGACTCTATTCGTAATGTTACATCATTACTTGGAGCAGGTCGGGCAGTAATACCTTTACCTCTAAGTATTTGAAATGGTGTGCTTTCATCTGTTTGTACTCTATGATCTCCTGCAGGATCTCCAAATATATAGAATTGTCTTGGATAATATTTTGCCATAGATTGTTTCATTAAGTCAGAAAACTTAACAATACCCATATCTTCAGCTACAAGTTCTTCAAATACTATCCATCTAGTTCTTATCTTTTGTGCAAAAACACAAGCAGGTGTAAGACCAAAGTCAATCCCCATATACACAGGAAGATGTTCTGCAAGTGCAAGTTCACCTTTAGCCATATGTACATCTTGTCTATATGATTCATATACGGGTTTACCATCTTCAACAGTACCAAGTTTATTAAGAACATATACATCTATCCACGATTTAGTCTTTCCACGAATTATATTACTATAATAATTTTCTGTAAGGTTCTTTTTGTTTTCAGATACATCAGATTTTTTATATTCTTGTATCTCATTGTTTTTATTTTTTATTTCTAACATAGCAGGTGGTTGATTAAAGAATTTCCAATTATCTGGCTTAATCAACATCTTAGCTTCTTGTTTACTTATATAATCAGGTATAACAGTTTCACCTGCCATAATTGCCCACCAATGATCGGAATCAGGTGGATTGGTATCGCAAACGACTCCATACCAAGTTGGGCCACCATCACGCATAGATGGAAAACGACCAACACGCATAGAACAAGCATCAACAATACTTTTAGGAATTTCTCGTGCCTCATTAATCCATACTCCTGTAAGTTCTAAAGATAGCAATTTCTTAACATCTTCAGGTCTATCTAACGCTAGAAAGATTACCTCACAATCAATATCCCCTTTTTTTAGTTTGTGTGTATAAGGTACACTCCAAGTAAAGTTTCCCCAATCTTCTTCAGGAAACCAATCTAGCCAAGTTTTTATTGTAGTAGTTTTAAGTTGAGGGTTAGTATTACGAATGACCGCCCATCTAGTTTTGCGAATCCCTTCATCATTCGGTTTTTGTGATATAGCTCGTTTTATTATTTCTATACAACAAGCTACAGATTTACCAGAGCCAACAGGCCCTCGTATTCCTCTAAAGAAAGTATCATCTTTTAAAAAGTTTTTTAGTGTATCGCCGTCTGGCTTATAACTTAGTGATGCCATAATTAACTGCTAGTTCATATAGTTTTTCTCTAGCTTCTTCCGATAGAGATTCTATAATTCTATCAGCTTCGTGGTTATTCACAAACTCTTTTGGGTAATGTTTCATATGTTGTGATTTAACAACTGTACGAAGTGTGTCTATTTCTCTAATAGAGTATTTAGTAAATATTGTCATTTCTTTCTAAATCTCCTTACTTTTCTTGCAATAGATTTTGGTTGTTTACTAAACTGTTTTCCCATTGCTTTATCTTTTCTTTTCTTAGCCGTAGTTCTCGCATATTCTTTTGATGATAATTTTTTAATGGCTTTTTCAGGTAAATATCTTTCTCCTGTTTCAGATGATTTTTTTCCCGACTTTGTACGCCATTTCTGTTTTGACCATTTAGATAATGAGTTAGATTTCTTTTTAGCACCACTATATCCACCTCCTGCTTTTTTGTATGCTTTGACGGCCGCCTGTGCTTTTCTTCCTGACCATTGACCTGCGGCCGTTCCGTGTGATGCTTGTGCTTTTATTCGTGCAACTATTCTTTTCCATAGAGAAGGATTCTTTTTTTTTGCTGAACTCATCTTTTTGCCCTATTAGTTGATCTACTTACTACTCGTATATTTTTTTTAGAATTATTTTGAGGGTTACCATCTTTATGGTCAATATCTTTTTTATCACCTTTTTTTACTTTTTTTAGTTTTAGGAATAATCTTCGTAGCTTATTTCTTTTGACACGATCTTTTTTTGACGAAGATGAGGACTGAAACTTTTCGTATTCTTTTTTGTAATCACGCTTTGTCATTACTACTTAATATATGTTCTTTAGCCATTGCATATGCTTTTTCTTTAGAATGACCTTTCATCATTTTATATTCAGCGTAATCTTTTATTTGTTTCATTCTATGCAGTTCAAGGTCTGCTCGTTCTGTACGAACCATTGCTTCTGCTAATTTTTTACTTCGTTGTTG